CTGTGTCAATCACTTTATGAAAATATAGACGACCGTCAACATACCATCGTCTGAAATAATCTGCGGATCTGTTTTTAAAATCTAGTAACTCTACTATGTTCTCAAACTCATCTTGAATTTGTTTCTTTACCGCATTAGAAACTTTCAACTTGTCCGTGTCTAGTGTGACAGGATCTTCGTTGTCAACATTAGCAATAGCGTCATCGATAATATCTTGAATAGCAGTATCCACATCAGCCATAAGAGAGATGTCTCTGTATCGCTTGATGAGTTCTGCTTCGTTATTCGCAACGCCTTCGAGATCAAGGTAGGTACCGTAATACCCACCTGCTCGTATACTTTCTACACCACCTTCATCAGAAGGAGCCACGAAAGACTTTTCAGTCTTAGGCGGCTGCTCCCGAGTGATGTTAAATCCAAATATATTCATTCTATATTAAATCCTTCTTCATATACTACGACTAAAAGTTATCGTAGTTTTGATACTGGAATGTCACTGTAAATTCTTCAATAATGTCGTTCTGTGCGTACTGTAGAGCAATCTCAGACATCTGAATTGGGAAAGCGTTGCGTAGTGTATATGTACCACCTGGCAATACTTCATCATTTCTGTCTAGATGCTGTACAACGATATCGGCTTGATAGTCAGCTGGCGTCAAAATACCGGTGTTCTCAGCAGTAGCATTCATGCCTTCCATCCACTGTTCAAATGGACGACGGAGTGATTGCTGACTGTCGTTTACAACAGTAATTGTCCACGGATCAAAGATACGCTCACCTGCTAACTTAACTTCACGACCTCTGTACTGAATGATCGCTGGGTTAACGGTTGATGCAGGTACAGCAGCGCCTGAAACGAGTAAGCTGAAAGAAGTATCTACGCCCGCAACATAGCTTGGGAATCCTAGCAAGACCCTAAACTGATTGGGTCTTGCTCCTCCAGCGCCTAGTCGAGCTTTAAACTCTGTAATGTTCATTTATATCTCCTGTTTCCTTTTATTTATAAGCTTTAAGCGCCGATCTCTTCGAACGAAATACCTGTTCTAGAAGCGATGAAATTAAGCTGGATAAAGTTAATTGACTTCGCTGGCTTAATAAAGATGTTCGCCACAAATTGATTAGAATCAATTACTTGGCCAGTATTGTTAGTTTCATCACATACTACTCTAAAATCATAGATGCCTCGTCTACCTTGAACATCACGCAAGAATGGTTCAACCAAATTCTTGAACTGTGATCTAGTAAACGCATCATTAAATTCGAATAGCTGAAACTTAGCCGCAGTAGCAATCGCTTTTTCAAGAGTAATAAAAAGTCTACGAACATTAATTCTATCAAATGCGCTTGGCTTCTCAAGCATTGTTTTGTCGCCAAACAATACGATACCCGAACCAGGGAAACCAACGATTGGGTTTACGCCTGATTTGTAGAGGGTGTCACGATCAGCTTTATTTGGCGAGTATGACAATTTAAGAGCATTCTTAATCGCTCCTCTGTTGTATCCTGCAGGAGAGAACCAAGGATCAGCAACATTGTCAGTGTTTGCACAAAGCCCTGCTGTATCACCATTACAAGGAACATATATGTAACGATCATAGTATCTGTCGTACATATACTTGTATCCAGAATCAAATACAGCGTATGAGCTTCTAGTGTATGATGCAACTTCAGTTACGATATCGGCAGCTTCTGAGCCTACATTAGATACCACTGAAGCAGCAGCAGGAGAAATGAATACTACACAATCTTTGCGAACTTCTGCAACATTGTCGATAACATAATCACCGACTGTTGCACTAGCAGCTCCTGTGAAGATTAGATTTACATCTACTTCTTCATCGTTGCCGAAGAGCAAGAAAGCACTTTGAAGATCAGCATCGGCTGTTGAACCATCAGCACCGCCTGTCAAAGATACAGTAGATTCTGCTGATGTTTGTGCGTCTGTGTATGTAGTTCCAGCAGCTAGTGTACCCCAAGTAGCTTCAGCAGCAGGATGATCACACCAGTAGATATACTTTGATCTATTGTGAATAACATTTTTATAATAGTTTGTTTCACCGAAAGAATCGATAGCATCAAGTGCTTTTGAAACACCGGCAAACTTTTCAAGAACTGTTCCTGCTGTTCCTGTAAATAGACCATCTTCATCGATAACGATGATGTGCATTTCGTCTAATGATCCACCAGCAGCAGTAGTAAATGCAGTTGTGGCTGGAGCATAGTCAAACTCTGCTTTGTATGCCCATGAAGCATAATCAGAGTTATCAGCAAAAGAAACTTTCAGACTGTTGCCTGCTACTCCAGGACATCTAGCAGCCCACATTCCATTTGAACCTGCACCTGATTGATGGTTTTGTAGGTAGTCCAATTCGTTTGCAATCAGAACACCAGCAGTTGAGCCTGCATTGAGAGCAGTTGCTGTGTTAATTGCTCTAACTAATTTTAAAGTGTTTGTGTAAGCAAGAAATGATGCTGCTGCAAACCAACCACGATATTGTTCAGTATCTGTTACTGATGCAGACAAAAATCTTTCAACCAATTCATTTTCAGAACTGATTGTAATAATTTCATTGGCAGGGCCCCATCGAAATTCTCCAGCGAATCCGCCAATAGAGGCACCGACTGCCGGCACTACCGATGTGAGGTCCTTTTCCGTTACCTGGACTCCAGGTGATAGCTGAAAAGCCATATTTATTCTCCTCGTTAAAAATCAGACAACTTAATTATTGTTATTCGTCTGATTATTTATAAAATTTTAGTATTTGAACTTTGACTCTTTGAGCTTTTTACTGTACTCATCGTCCATCAGCCAGTAATCTCCACCAGCAACCCATGCCGGGGCCTCTTCATTGCTCTTTCTCATAACAAATGGCGTGAGATTCTGACTTATACTTTGCATTTCTTGTTTGTAAAGTCCTTCTCGTGTGTTGACATCTACTAATTCTTTAAAGAATGGCATTGTAGAAAGCCAACCGAACAGAACCATACACATAACGCAGTCATCGTTGTATCCTTCATCTGCTTGATAAGTATTTCCTTTCTCAACAAATGTGGATATTTCAGCAATTATGTCAGCATCAAATACTAATAGTTTCTTTTCTTCCATAAGAGACTTGAAGTTAAAACAACCTTGTCTCTTTACTTGTTTAGATGTATTTACGCCAAGCCTTGTAGACTTACCAAAGCCAGGCGATACATACTGTCTTGATTTTTCTGTCACTGTACTAAAGATATTATCGTATTCTATTTCTTCGTGTAATATCTCTACTACTTGTCCGCCGATGTCATTGTTTTCAATTAACACAAAAGCGTTATTATAATCTTGTCCTACTTTTGCTATAACATTAGGATATAACATCGGTGCTATCTTGTTGTTTCTATACTTCGCCACAACTTTGTATGGCATTTCTGTAATATCGAACACAACAAATGCTGAGTAGTCGCCTCCAATACCTCTGGAAGTGTCTACTGTGATACAATAATAATGGTCTTCTTGAGGGTCTTCATATATGTCAACACTGTTTCCTTCGTGATTGTCATACAGAGGATCTTTAGAACTCAATGCGCCAATTGTTCTCGCATTGATAAGAGTATTGCTTGAACCCAAGAACTCACACAATACTTCCTGCGTGAACTTCAATTCGCCTAGTAGTTTAAGTTGTTCTTCTGCCCACTTCTCGTCTCTGCCTGGAATCTCTGTGTAGTGAATGAAGTGATTAGTAAAGCCGTTAGAGCCTTTCTCTGCTTCGTTCCAGAATTTCCAGAAATGATTGTATCCTAGAGGAGTTGAGGTGAGTAGAATCTTTGTAGTTTCACCTGCAGAAATTGTTGGGTATACAGATGCGAAGAATTCGTCTGCTACATTATTCGGAATGATTGCAGCTTCGTCAATGTATAGCCAGTTGACAGATTTACCACGAATACCAGATGTTGTTGTCGCTGCTGTGAATACACGGCAGTTATTCTCTAAGTCAACATCACCTTTGTTCCATGTCTTTACGCCTTGCTGCATCCATATAGGCAAGTTCTCGTACATAGTCTGATAACGAAGAAGTACTTCTCTCGCCGATGCTGTTTTGTTTGCCATGATAGCAACAGTCTTATCAGCGTTGAAGATAGTGTAGTGAAGAATACATGCGGCAGCAGTCACAGTCTTACCTTGCTGTCTGCCTTCCATCAGAATAACCTTACGATCATTCATAATGATATCTACTTTTTTCTTTTGACAGTCATAGAGCTTGAATAGCTGTAGACCGCTATCAAGAGTCACAATGTGGCAATAGTTTTCAATAAAATAGATTGGGTCTTCTTGACACTTTAAATACTCTTTGATTTGTTCTTGAGTAAAGTCGTGTTTGTGACCAATAGATTTTAGATTAGGATTGCCATGATACGAAGTTTCTTCACTCATGATCTATTACTTGCTCATCCTTTAAGGCACGAAGAAGGTCTTTTGTGCTACCGACAAAAAGATTGTTATTTGTTACGGCAGCATTGTTAGCTTTGATTTCTTCGCCCTTTACTTTTTTAGCTTTCTCTTGAACATCCATCATAGCGCCTGCATTATCTTGTAACGCTTTGATGAGCTGTCCTGCTACTTCGTATGCTCTAGGCTGATCGCTGTTCTTAGCAATGTGAAGCATGCCTTTGATAGCTTCTTCGCTGTAATCTGCTGTACGCCTAAGAATATCTCTCGCTTCTTGAAAGTCATCTTCTAAGTCTTGTTCTGCGTTTGCAGGAGGCACAGGAAGATTGTTTTCTTTCCGTGTTTCTTTTAAGTTTGATTGCAGTGCCTTTGTCTTGTCTTTTGTATCAAAGGTCTTATCTAAACTGTCAAATGGATTATTCAATTTCATCACCAAAACTCTCAAGTATTGTAGTTATATATTCAAACTCATCTGCCGGCGTCAATGTTTTATCTATGACATCATCTTTACCTATAGTTGATGTGCTCTTTACTCTGACATTTAAGAAATCTTCTTTCTCATAAAGTTTAGCAATAGACTCTTTAATAACATTGACATTAGTGACAGGGCCATAAAAGTTCAATCGCATTGTGAAATTAAGCGTCCAAATAATACTTTGTCTGTCTGCTAACTCACCTTCATAGGTATCATCATAGTCAATACTGTCCATTGTGATTTTTATATCACGCTTGATTCCTAATGCAGGCAACTCATTGACTGTTATGTTAAAGTCTGGATTGAAGAAAGGAAGTATCTGTTCTATGATTCTTAGACCGTCTTCTTGATTCTTAGCAAACACATAAAGAGCAAGAGACATGTTGTAAGGTGTAGCCACATACGATGTTCTTACTGTGTTTACATCGTCACCTGTTCCCACTGCTTTGTTTCTTTGAATAGGAGAAACTTTACGAGATGGATCATAAGTGAGTTGTTCTATTTCAAAGCCCATTCGAGGCAGAACAATAGCGACTTCGCCACGAGATTCTGCGTCTGGTATTTGAGCAATGCGAGAAATAAACTTTTGCTTAGTTGAGTACGCAAGAGGTACTCGCATGACCTGAGCAATCTCGTCAGAAGAATTTCTTCTTTCTATCCTAATGTTATTGAATATCATACCAAAAG